GCCAATCTCCTAGTCTCCTAGCCCTAGCCTAGCCTGTTCAACCTAGACTCTCACCTACTCCCTCACCCCTTGGCTACAAGTCCAGTCAGTACCATTGTGCATAACCCCCCGCTTGTAATTTTCTAAATATATATCCCAAGGACTCAGGACACATACAATACCCAAGACTCACCACAACACCTTAGCCGCCGGAGTCATAGGGCTTGAGTCACACACATACCGCCTAGGGCTGGCCGGCTGGGGCAGGGAATGGCTCAAGGTCAAACACACTAGACTAGGACTAGGATGACTACTAACTCCACTAGCCTCACTAGCTTTCTAGCCTCGTTACTTCTGACTCCGATCAACCTTCCGTCTGCTTTGCTTCTGGTCCCGATTACCCTGGCTTCCGGGTTTTTTCCGCTCGCCGGAGTTTTGTTGCCGTTTGACTCGCTTCATCGCATTTCTTGCACAACTCATCGCACGCGCCGCGCAATCGCCCGCGCATTCGCTATACTCGTACACGGCACACACGCCACGCATAGGAGAACTCACAATGCTTAACAAATTTCAGGAACTCGACACTCGAATTGCTGCCGCGCAGGATCGCGCCGACTTGCTTTCACTCGCTGAACTCTTGGAATCCCTCACCCATGACGCACACGAAGCTGTCAAGCTAGGTGAATACGAAACCGCCCTCGGCCTTTTGGAAACTTTGCCGGGCGTGCGCTCTGGCATTAGCAGCGCATTGCAAACCAAAATTCGCGGGAAGCGCATAGCAAAGTAGCCCTTGACCCTCTCTATCGTGCATGAGACTATTACCTAGTCGCGGGGGCACGAAACACATTCCGCGACTTACAACCAACCAAAGAAAGTGACTTACACATGACTGAGCAAACCACATCCGAAGACAAGGCGCAGACTGTCCTTGAGGACATGGACCAGCGCCGCTTGTTCGACTCCACCGACGAGGCAACCGCCTATATCCAAAAGTGCCAGACTGACTTCAGCGACTTCGGCAATTTCCCGGTCGCTGCCGTAGGACTCACTGACGCCGGCGACTTTGATCCCGAAATCTATCACGATGGGATGCAAGTCGCAGTTTCGGTAGTGACAAAGCGCGGCGATGGCCCGAACTCCACGACCGTTCATTGCATCACGATCTGGCCAGCGCCTAGGCTGGAATCAATTCTTGAGGATGCGCAGGGACGCGAATGGCTCACTGGCATCATGGAGAAGGAACTCAACCACGTTGCAGTTCGCCAGATTCGCAAGGCCACTGACGCTGCCGAAATCGCGGAAGCCGTTGGCTCCATGCCTTCAAGCGTTGCCGACTTCACGACTTCGGGCCGTGAGAGCACCAGCGGAATCCTCGAAACCTACAATCAGCTTTGGCAGGTTATCAAGAAAGGCATGGGTGCCAAGTCCAAGCCGTGGGCATTGCGCAACTTCAGCAAGAAGGAAATGCGCAAGGCGATGGAATCCGCCAGCTACGCGAGCGCGGTATATCCCAACATCGAAGACCGCACTAACAGCAAGGGAGAGAAGGAATCGCTTTTCGTACTGGCCATTATGTTTGGCCAAATGCTCGCTAAGCAAGAATCCCTCGACCCTACCATCTTTGACCGGATGGCCGCGCACCGCGACGAACGCGACATTGCAGTTCAGGACGATGAGGAAGAATTCGACCTTGAAGCAATGGCCGCAAGTCTCGTGCAGCCTGCGGAAACAGAAGACGCCGAAACTGTCGAGGCTTGATCTTCTAACTCACACGAAGGGGCGGGCTGGCAACTCGCCCCTTTTCTTTTATCCGTGAGTAGAACAAACGGAGAACGCCCAAAAATTTCGCCTCGCTTCGCTCGGATTTAATTGACTTCGCTTACGCTCAGACTCTTTATATATATTAGTTAGTCATACTCATAGATCTTACGCTTAGTATGACTCCTTAGTTCTTCTGGCTAGCTGGTTGCTGTCCCTTCGAATGACTCGCTACGCTCGACTCTGTTGTTTGTTTTGCGCAGGGCCTTGTCCACCATGAGTCCTTGTGTGAGTCACAGTAATTACTAAGGGGGGCGGGGGTATCCCCCCATTTCGAAATTGGCCCCGCGCTCTTAATATGGACCCCACAATGTGTAACAAAAAAATAATTTTCAACAAAAGGAAATGAGTCATGCATGAATCTTACGCACAAGTCTACGCAGCCGCATATCAAAGTTCCGGGGAGCATTCCGGGATGGAGGCCCGCACGAATCCCGAAACCGCACGCGAGAACGCAGAAGCCGCCGTTTTCCACTTCCGGGATCTTATGACTCGCTTGAATAACTAGTTTACTGCTTGACACACAAAGACCAGTATAGGATACTATAAGTCATGAGTGGCGCCCTAACTGTTGAGTCCCTGGAGACGATTCTTGGTCGGGAGGTGGAGGAGATTCACCTGACCGTCGCGAAGAGTAATGTACTCGGACTCGACCCCGATACGATTGCCCATACGCTTGGAGTCTCGAAAGCCGAGATAGAAGAGCTGATGGAAACTCAGGACTACAAGGACATACGACTCCTTGTTGGTGCCGAAGAAGCGAAAGATCGCGTCGAACGTGACGGTGGATGGGACGGAATCGAAAGCACCGCAGTCCGCAAACTTATGAGAAGGACGGCCCTCGAAAATGACACGGATACCTTGTTACGAATCGCAGCAGTCGCCAACAAGGCACAGCGACGAACAGCTCCTCCAAAGGAGTCGGTCCTTGATCCAAGCCAAGCAGGAGCGCGAGTTCCTCTGTCTCTTACACGACGATTCACCGAGAAGCTCAACGGACAGGGCCAGGTTACCGAGCGGTCTGAGACTCAACAGATCAGCGTGCTAAACGGATCGGCGGTCAACCCAAGTTTCAAAGAAGTTAACTCGCTGTTGCAGGGTGATGTGACTCCTACACCGCAGGTGCCACGGACGAACCTAGCCATTCAGCAACAGCGGCAAGTCGAAGTCGAAGAAGATTTCAGCCTAGAGAGTCTCCGAGAAATGGCGAAAGGAATTAAAGATGGCTAGTATTGGAATCGGGGGAGACCCCGAAAACTACATGCAGGCGCCGAGGATTCAGGCTGCGGACGGTGGCTTGGCAGGTAAGTTTATCGCCAGTCTGTTGGACAAGATAGGAGTCAACAAGCAGGTGGGTACCGGCGAACCGGCTTCGGGGGGCGGCAAGGAGTCAGAGATGGTTGAGCCTGAGATTCTCACAGGTGGCCCCGCCGCAGCCTCCCCGAGTCCTGGAGGATTCCCAGCCTTAGACGCGGCCAGCCAGGTTTTTCCTGCGCAAGACACCGAGTCAGAGTGGGGTAAGCGTTGGCTGAACTCCTTGCGCCCAATTGGAAGTATTGATCCCAACGACACGTTCTAATGGAAGCCTACGACGACCTTCACAAGCTCGACACTGAGTCAGAGCGGGATAATGATCCCAATACGCGCCCGGAAACGGTTGACGCGGTTGCGAGTCGTGGGGAAATCATAGATCGGTTGGAACGGGACGGTGAGTTCTTCATCGAGTTCTTCTTGGCCGAGGAGCTTACGAGTCCCGTTCCTTTCTTTCACCATGGGGAGATATGGCCGCTACTCACCGACACCGCGATGCAGCGAGTCCTACTTGCGATTCCTCGCGATCACGCGAAAACGACCTTGTCGAAACTCGCCGTAGTTTGGTATTTTCTATTTTCTAACTCACGGTTTTGCGTGTATCTGTCGAATACCAACACAATCGCTAAGAATGCCTGTAAGGATATCATGGGGTACTTTGACTCCCCGAACTTCAAGGCGACTTTCGGCGGGATCAAGAGGATCAAGGAGTCAGAGACAGATTCACTCTGGATTTTCGAGGTCACCATGCGTGACGGGAGAACTAAGAGGTGTATCTTACGCGCAGTTGGCGCAGGCCAGCAGATGCGAGGAATCAACATCGACAACCAACGTCCCGATATCGCAGTCGTGGATGACGTTGAAGATAACGAGAACACTGACTCAGAACTCCTACAGCGAAAGCTAGATCGTTGGGTGTTCGGGCCTTTCATTAAGGCACTCGCAAGGCGCAAGAAAATCATCTGGCTCGGCAATATGTTGCAGAAGACTTCCTTGCTGGCACGACTTTCGACTCGCCCTAACTGGAACCCAATTAAGTTCGGTGCGTTGGTCAAGGATGCAGCTACCGGTGAGTTACGCCCCCTTTGGCCTGAACGCTGGAGTATGCATGAATTAGTCGAGGACTTCGAAGAGTACAAAGACATGGGACTCGTCGAAACCTGGATGTGTGAAATGATGAACATGCCGGGGCACGGGGTGGACGGATTCACGCAAGAACAAATCAACTTCGCGCCGGTGCCAGGCAGTGACGAGATTCTCGCGGCTTGGCTTATCCTTGACCCGGCGTTCGGCGAGAAAGCGACCAACGATGACTCATCAATCACTGTTCATGTCCTACCTAAGGATGGGCCTCCGATGGTGGTCGAGCACAGGACTGGCAAGTTCAAGGAGGACGAGTTATTCGATTTGATGTACAACCTGGGACTCAAGTGGAACGCCTGGGTCTGGGGGATTGAAGCTGTCGCGGCTCAGCGAGTCCTGATACCATTCTTCCAGCTTTTGCTGGTCACGAAACTTATGAATCACTCAGTCGAGATAGTTCCACTGATGGCCGGCAAAGGCGACCCGAAGATATCACGAATCAAATCCTGGGTCGCCTTAATGGCCAAAGGTGAGTACGCTGTCTATGAGGGTGCGGTCGAGATTACGACTCAGCTTCTGGACTACAACATGAAAAAGACCTCGAACAGGGATGACTTGATTGACTCCTGCGCGTATGGTCCGCAGATGCTACTTCAGTATGAGGGATTGCTGTTTGCCGCCTACCAGGGTGTAGATGAGTCACAGGTCCCCAAAACCATCTATGGAACGGAGATGTCACGTGTATGACAAGAAAGTAAAGCACGCGAAGTTCAAGCTGCCCGAAGCGCGCGGTCAGGACTTTGGCGCAAGTCATCCATTGCGGAATGACAAGACTCACAAGCTGCTTCTGGAATACATCGAGGAGCGCCTTACCCTTGGCAAGAGTGATCGTGATTCCCGCATCTCGCGTTACGGCCAAATCGACCGCGACGTTGCGGCATTCCTTAAATTGAATGAGGAAGATCGTAAGCGGCAAATCGTGCACGAACTAACCGGCGACCCACAAGCCGTGACGGTATCGTTGCCACTCATGTTTATCCATTTGGACGACATGATGACTTACTACGCGCAGACGTTCGCCCCGAATCGCGGAATGTTCTACCACACGGCCGACCCGGAAGAGACTCCCGAAGCGAGTCAGCTTGTCACTGTCATGAACAGCCATGCGATTTACAGCGGGTATTACCGCCAACTCCTTCGTGCGATCTTCGCGATTCTCAAGTACAACACCGGCGGAGTCTGGAATTCCTGGGACAAAGAATATGGCCCTAAGTTGCAGATAGCTGAGTCAGGTCAGACAAGCCTTGGCAAGCAAGTGGTGTTCGCAGGCAACCGAATCCGCGCCATCGATATGTACAACTTTTTCTGTGACCCAGCGGTCGAGATGCAGGACTTGCACAAAGACGGCGAGTGGGTTGCCGAGGCTCGGATGGTGAGTCACTATTGGCTTAAGTCCCGTTG